ATCCGGCCCATTGCGGCGCAACTTCTTTAGAATAGCCGTTGATGCACCAAGTATCCGGTTGATGATTGCTCGTGAAGAAACCAATCACGAGCGCAAGCAAGAATTGTATGAAGCGTTGATCGGGTTGCAATATCCGGCAACGGCCGAAATCGGGGGCCAAATTCACTTGCTTGATCGGCTTGGATTGCTACCAATGGCACAAGCGCGGGTTGACGCCAAAGCCGCGTTATGGGTACCCCCGGCCGGCCGTTCGTTCGTTCGGCAAGGGCAAGATACGAACGGAAACGGCCCCGGCCGAACGAACGAACGAACGAACGGAAGCATTATTGATGCGCTCGTGAATTTACGCCGTCAAGGGTTTACGCGTGAAGAAGCGCGCAAAGCACACGGTTTGGCGTTCACCGATACCGATTGGACAATTGCCGGTGAAATCATCGGGGCCGCATAGGGGCAAGCTTGAAAGCCGCTCACAAGCCGCTCACAAGCCAAGCTATAGCCGCTCATAAGCGGCTTGGAATAGGAATAAAAATGTTTACAACTTTGACGTTTCCCAAGATGCCGGCACAATGGCATTGGAAAATTTGGTATATGCTCGTGTCGTTGCCGTGGTATGCAATCCGAACGTATCCGCCAATCTTTTTGATTGCTTCTTCGGCCGCATATGCTTCAAGCCAATTTGCGGCACACAAAGGGGTTTTTCCGGCCCCGTTCAACGTGATGCAAGCAATAGCATTTGAATGGGTATATTTGGGGGCCATTGCCCTTGCAAGCCGCAAAACGCTTTGGTTCTATGCAACGGTATCGGCCGGGGCTTTCACATCAATGTTATACATCTTCTTGCATAGTGCCAATGTGTACGGCTTGCTTGACGGCTTGCCGCCGGTTTGGTTGTTCGTGTTTGCGATGGTTCACGCCGTGCCGCTCGTTGTTGTCGGGTTGTCGTATATGGTTCTATTTCACGTCAACGCGCGTGCAACACACGATGAAGCGGCCCAAACCGCACACAAATGCGATTGGTGCAACCGGGGTTTCAAATCCCCATCGGCCGTGAACGCACACAAGCAATTTTGCCCCAAGAAGCCGTAATGAAGGAGCAACGACCAATGAGCGATGAAACGATACCAAGCATTGATGAGTATGCCGACACGTTGTGTTATGGGCTTTGGCTTGTGTTACAAACGGCAAATGGGGCATATGCCGCACACGGCCCCGAATTTGCACACAAATTGGGGTTGCGTGTGTTGTCAACTCCCAAACCCGATGAACCGGCCGAACGTTGCCAATTTGAAATGATGCGCTTGATTGCACGAATGTTAGCATTGAAGGAGCAACCCAAATGAAACCGTTGATGCCGCGTTTGCATCTTTTGCAAGATGGGCTTGCAATGTTCTTGGGGGGTGAATTGCAAGTTGCCGTCTATACCGATATGCTTGATCACCCCGGCACAACAATCCGACAAACGTACGATCGTATGCGGCAAACCTATCGTGATCAATTGGCATATACAACGGTATCAACGGTCGCAAACAAGCTTTGTGACAAAGGGGTATTGCATCGGAAAAAACACGCAACCAAAGCCGATTATTTGTACACGGCAAGCGTTGAAGAAAATGAATTGATAGCAAGATGCGTTCAACTTGTCGTTGATAAATTGCGTGAAGAATACCCCGATGAATTGGCGTTTGCCATTGTAGCCGATCGGGGTGAACTATGAAAAAAGCCAAAGATACATCACGGCCGGTACGCCCCAATCCGACACACGTTTTTGATGCACCAAACCTAGATGAATTCAATGTGATTGTTGAAGCGTGCATTGCCTTGCAAGTGCCGTTTGAAACCGTGTTGATCACGTATGATGGGGCAACGGGGCAATATCCCCGTTTCCGCATCTTTGTATACCAAAGTGAAGCCGATGTGCAATAGATACCCCAATTGTCAACACGCGGGGCCGGTTCACGATGAAGTTGAAGGATACCCCCGCCATTGTGAAACGGTTTTGCCCAATCACAATTGTTCGTATCACGCGCGGGGGTGCAAGGGTTGCACATTCTTAACGGCAACCGATGGTTTGGTAATCACCCCGCACTATTTGCCGCCGGTTGATTGGCAAGCCGAAGTTGCCAAGCTAAAGCATACAACGGTTGAAATCAAAATGCCGATCGTGCATATGAACGATGATGCGTTGCTTGCGCTCGTTGCCGGGGCTTGGAAAACGTACGCTATGCTTCAAGGTTTGGTTGCCGCCGGCATTGTTACGCCAAAATGGGCAAGCCAAAGTTTGCATAATGTGTTACAATACACATACCGGCAAGCGGTTTGCCGATGTGTTGCCGCATACATTTTGACAAGGAGCTAACCCGATGCAACCAAAAGCCCCGTTTGCCGATTGCGAAAATTGCCCATTGGCCGATCGGCCGTGTGTGCCAAGCTATATGCCGCGCAACGCGCGCATACTCGTGATTGGTGAAGCCCCCGGCCGTGAAGAAGTGCAAGCCGGCCGGCCGTTCATTGGCCGATCGGGGCAACTCCTTGATCGGGTTGCGGAATTTGCCGGCATCAATCCGGGTGAAATTGCCCGTACAAACGCCGTGTTGTGCCGGCCGGATCAAAACGCAACCCCCCCGGCATCGGCCGTTGCCGCGTGTTTGAAGCGGCTTGCACACGACGTTAACACATCGGGGGCAAGCGTTCTTGTGCCGATGGGCAACACGGCGTTGCAAGCCGTTGATGAGCTTTCACACAAAACCGCCGGCAAGGGGGGTACCATCACATCACGGCGGGGCCGATGGTACAACGTTGCGCATTATCGGGTTTTGCCCACATATCACCCGGCACACGTGTTGCGCAACCCCGGTTTCATCAACCAATTGCGATCGGATTTGGGCAAAGCCGTTGCCGCCGTCAACACATCGGGGGGCCGCAACTCCTTCAACACGGCCGACGTGAAGTATATACCGTGCAACGCGTCAAACCGGCATCGGGTGATTGAACATTTGAACCATATGCCGGCCGATGCAATCCTTGCGTTTGACGTTGAAACCGATGATTTGCAATGGTACGATACCCCGGCACGTGATGCGGGGCCGTTGCTTGATTTGGGCTTGGCTTGGCAACGCAACCGGGTTGTGATTATACCGGCCGAAGAATTGCAACCGGGGGGTGAACTATTCACGGCCGTGAAATCGGCATTTGCGCGCGGCAAGCCGGTTGCCCACAATGGCAAGTTTGATCAACACGCTTTGGCACGTCAAGCCGGTATATACCCGATGCTTGCGTACGATACAATGCTTGCCCATTACGGGTTAGATGAAACAAAGGGTACACACGATCTAAAATCGCTCGTTGCCGATGTGCTTGATTGTGACGATGATTATGAAAAACGGCTTGTGATCGATTGGTTTGACAAGAACAAAATCAAGAAAGAAGATCGCAAATATGGTATGTTGCCGGTTGCCAATCGGCAAGAATACCTTGCAATTGACGTTGCCGCAACGTTTGAACTTTGGCCGATCTTCAAAGCCGATTTAGAAGCACACAATTTGTTTGAATGGCCCTTCAAGAATGTGTTGATGCCGGTTGCCAATGCGATTGAAGTTGTAGAGCAAAACGGCATCAAAGTTGATGTGCCATACTTGCACCAAGTAGGGGCATACATTGATGCCGAAAAAACCAAGTTGCTAGGGCCGATGCGTGAAACGGTTGCCGCTCGTGTTGCGGCTTGGCTTGATACCGGTAACATCGTTGTGCCGCGTGCCGATTGGATCAAAGATCGTGATACGTATGCCAAGTGCATACAACGCTTGCGTGATGCGTTCAACCCTTCATCTTGGCAACAAGTGCAAGTATTTTTGTACGATGTGTTGAAGCTTCAACACACAAAGCAACTAGGCTACAAAACCGATGCACGATCAACGGCCGAAGAAGCGTTGCTTTCCGTTCACCCTAACGACACAAGCGGCTTTGTTGATGCACTCCTTGCCCATCGTCGGCTTGAAAAAATCCGGGGTACGTACGTTGACAAGTTGCTATCAATGGCCGATTTGAACGATCGCGTGCATATCAACTATCTCATTCACGGCACGGAAATCGGCCGGTTGTCGGCAACCGATGCGTTGCACGGCATACCCCGGCCGGGTGACGTGAACCCGTTGACGGGTGAACCGGATATATACGGTGATGCTATCCGGGGGGCTTTCATTGCGGCCGATGGTTGCACGCTCGTGATTGGGGATTATTCCCAAGCCGAATTGCGCGCGTTTGCGGCCGAAAGCCGTGAACCGACGATGATTGAACCGTACAACAACGGTGAAGATTTGCACGACGCAACGGCCGTGATGATTGAACCGGGGCTTGCCGAATACTTCAACCATCACTTTTTGATCGATCACAACGGGGATTGGGCCGCAACCAAGCTTTGCCCGATATGCAAGAACATACGCACAACGGCTAAAAACGTCAACTTCGGTGAAGTGTACCAAGGGGGGCCATACGGCATTTGGAGTATGCTAGGGGGCCGCATACCGTTGAAGTATGTTGCACAAGTGTTGAAGATCAAGCGTGAAAAGCAACGCGTTGCCGCCGCTTGGAAAGATGAGCAATTCCGCTTGGCACGAGCGCAAGGTTTTGTTCAAACCCGATTTGGCCGTATGCGCCGCTTTCCACTAATCACCGAAGATAACATTGATGAAGTGAAGAAAGCTTGTGTTCACTTCAAGATTGCAAGCGGCGCAAGCGATCTAACCGAATTGTCAATTGTGCAACTCGTTGAAGCCGGCTATAAGGTTTGCGGCACTTGGCACGATAGCATCATTTGTGAAGCCAAGCTTGCCAATGCCGATGCTTGCGCCGCTTATATGCGTGATACGATGGTACACACGGCCGAAAAATGGTACCCCGAAGTTGCTTGGAAAGTTGACGTTGATATACAACCCCGATGGTATATGAAGATACCCGATCTAACGATTTAGTGAACGTTACCCGTTGCCGGTGATGGTTCGGGTTGCAACATTGCTTCACGCATCATTTGTTGCCCGTTCAACATTTCGTCGTTTTGGGCTTTCAATTCTTCATCAAACCGGGTGAAAAGCCCATCAAAAAAGAGTTGTTCGGCCGGGGTTAGTCGTTGTTGTGCAACCCGAAACAACCCAATCAATGCTTGCAATTCGGCCGTATTCAATGATACGGCCGTTTGCGTTCTTTGCTCGTTGAACATTGTGTTAGCTCCTTGCATTACGGTGCATCAAACAACCAAACCCGAACGTTTTGCGTTGATCCGCGATTGTTTTGTATTTCATATCGGCTATTGCCGGCACTCCAATAGATATTGATTGATGTTGCGGTACCGGCCGTAGGGGAATAGATACCGGCCGGATCAAACACTTCTTGGGTTGTATGCCCCCCGCCATTGATAATATACATTGCGGCCCCGCCGCCGTTTTGAATGAGAGCAAAACCCAAGTTTGCCATACCAAGCGCGGCAACCCCCGCGTTTGCAATCGTGAACAACTTTGCGGTTTGCCGTACGGCGTTCACCCCGAATTGAACAAACCCATCACTTGCAATTGATAAATCAAGCAACCAAGATGCAATCGTTGTACCGGCCGTGATGCCGGTTGAACGGAAAAATTGAAGTGTATCACCGGATTTGCGTATTTGATAGTTTGAACCGGTATCACCCGAAACCCAATTGCTACCATTGAACCAAGCATCAAACGTTAGGTTGATGTTATCGTGTGCATACGGCAAGATTTGCATTGCTCTATGTGCATCGGCCGATGTTGTAAAATCAATGTGCGGCCCCGCGCTATAGCTTGAAACCGTGCCGACAATATCTAACCGCGTTGCCGGTGATGTTGTACCGAAACCCGATGGGCCGTTGAAGTAATTACTATCACTTGCGCCGCTTTGATAAAATGCCCAAGCATTGCCGACGCCGGCAACCGCCAA